ATCGTAGCAGGCCCTCCAGGTGTTGGTAAGTCATACGGTATCGAATCGCAATTAGAAAAAGCAAACCTCTTTGATCAGATCTCAGGACGTCGTGTTAAGTCAGAGATGATCAAAGGTACGGCATCCGCACTAGGTATGTACAAGGCACTTTACAAGTATAGTGATGACAACTCAGTTATCGTGTTTGATGACTGTGACAGCATCCTGCTCGATGATGTATGTCTTAACTTGCTCAAAGGTGCACTTGACTCAAGTAAAAAACGTAGGATCTCATGGTTAGCAGATAGCCATAGCCTACGCAACGAAGGTATTCCAGACCAGTTCGATTTCAAAGGCGGAGTTATCTTTATCACAAACCTAAAGTTTGATCAAATGAAATCGCAAAAGACACGTGACCACTTGGATGCTATACAATCACGTTGTCACTATTTGGATTTAACTTTAGATACCATGCGTGATAAGATCCTGCGTATCAAGCAGATCGCACGCACAGGTATGTTATTTGAAGACTATGATTTTGACCAGATCCAACAGGACGAAATCATTGACTTTATGACAACAAATCAAAACAAGTTACGTGAAGTTTCACTGCGTATGGCTATCAAGATCGCTCAACTACGTAAGAGCTTTCCATTTAAATGGTCTGCATTGGCTTCAACGACTTGTATGAAATCAATTTAAGGAGAAGTATATGTACGATAAATTTAGAACATGGATGGTAATAAACTCAGTGCAGGTCACTTGGTTCTTGATAGGCTTGTTTACCGCCTTTGGAATTGACGCTCTAGGCACTGGTAATTTAATTGGTGCAGTAATTAACTTTGGCCTGGCTGGACTTAACTACGGTTTAAGAAAGATCTAATATCAATATTACGCTATCTGTATAATTAGATAGCTATATATTAGTAACAGTTTTCATCGCACTTACTATTGTCTAGCTCCTAGTGCGGTGACCTCAAAGCCCGTGTAGCGATACTCGGGCTTCTTTTTAGGTTGACTTTCCAATACTAACCATCGTATACTAATAGTATGTTAACCTATCCCTATGTAGAAGACTATTTGGAATATCTTGGTGGTTATGAAGTGGGCGTTACTACCCTAATCACACCACACAGCGTGAATAGAATAAGCCTAGCTCGCTATGACATAGCCATAGTAAACAGCATGGCATCAACGACTGTGTTTGGTACAGCACTCACTGATAAGCAAGCAGAACTAGCTGTTAAACTAGTATTAAAGTATCGTCGTCAGTTTGCTAAACTAGGTATAGATGTCGCTCCAGTGGAGACGCCTGTGTTCCGTTTGGCTCCACGCAAGATGGACAGGACGAAAGCAGTTTGGTTAGATGGTGATCATATAGTAGTCAAGTTTCCTTATGATAATGACTTGATCAAAGAGCTACAAAACTTCAGAGAAGAAAGCCAAGGGCGAGCATGGTATGACCGTGATAAAAAACTATGGAATCTAGCCATTACAGAATACAATGTCAATTGGATCATACCTTGGGCTAACGGTTATGGATTTGAAGTTGATCATCAGGTGCAGGAGTTATTTGCACAGATACTTGAGTGTGAACAGCAACTTTACGAGATCAAATTAGTCCAACAAGGTAGTGGGTATGCTATTACTAATGCTTCAACGAGTTTAACTGAATATATAGAACAGCGTGGCGGATTTGGACGAGATAATCTAGTCAAGTTGATCGACTATGCTGGCCTGTGTGGTTATGACATAGATGATGCGATTAAAAATTACTGTATGGAACATTATCCTCTAGCACTAGTAGCCATTGGTAGTAAGCATAGCATACACCTGCCACCAAGCCCCGCACACTTGAATATGATATTTGACTATGCTGAGATAACAGATCGTTATCCCATCTGCATTTATAATCCTACCCTGTTTGAAATAGATCTAACACGTTTTGAAGAAGAAGAGATTGTGCGGTTTGATAGAAATGGTAAAACAAAGACTAGCGATTATGATCCATATGGTGTTAAAGTAGTATATGCTGGAAAGATACCGTCAACCTGGGACTTTCCTGTGCCATTGATGGTAACTACCTTTGAGATGATGTTTGGTGGACGTAAGATGGACTGGACTCGCCGTGCAGAAAAGATCATCTACTATGGCGCAACACAAATAAGAGAACACGACTAATGGCACTAGCCCGATTAATAATTAAAGATGAAGTTAATGTAAAGATAGAAGGATTAGACTTACATGAACGCAAAGAACTTAGCAACATGTTCAAGTATGAGATACCCGGTGCACGTTATCTGCCCGCAGTCCGTCTAGGACGTTGGGATGGTAAGATAGCATTCTTCCAAATGGGCGGCAGTACCTATGTTAACCTATTACCAGAGATCATTCCTTACCTAGACCGTCAAGGATATCATCTAGAACTAGAAGATCTACGTGATTATAAAACACAGTATGACTTTGAAGAAGTTACTGAAGATACATTCAAACATATCAATTGGCCAGACAAACACCCAATGGCAGGTCAACCAATCGTATTAAGAGATTATCAAGTTGAGATTATCAACAAGTTCCTTGAGAATCCACAGTGTATGCAAGAAATCGCTACAGGTGCAGGCAAGACCTTAATCACAGCCGCACTGAGTTATTGCTGCGAGCCACATGGACGTACTATAGTAATCGTTCCAAACAAGAGTTTAGTCACGCAAACAGAAGCTGACTATATAAACATGGGCTTGGATGTTGGGGTCTACTTTGGAGACCGTAAAGAGTTTGGTAAGACGCATACTATCTGCACTTGGCAAAGTTTGAATATCCTACTCAAAGGATCACGTAATCATGAAGTAGATATCACCATTGGTGAGTTCCTACAAGACGTTGTCTGTGTCATGGTTGACGAAGTACACATGGCCAAAGCAGATGCACTTAAAACTCTGCTGACTGGGGTAATGGCACACGTACCTATACGCTGGGGATTAACCGGCACAATACCTAAGGAAGATTACGAATTTGTCAGTCTAAAGTGTAGTATAGGTGATGTCATTGGTCGGTTAAGCGCCAGTGAATTACAAGAGCAAGGTGTACTAGCTAACTGTCATGTAAACGTCCTACAGTTAGTTGATCATGTAGAATATAAAGATTATCAAAGTGAGTTGAGATACTTGCTTGAAACAGAGGCTCGATTGGATTATATCGCCAAGTTGGTAGAGTCAATACGTAAGTCAGGTAATACACTTGTGCTAGTAGATCGTATCGCACCAGGACGTGCTCTAATAGAAAAAATTAAAGATGCTGTATTCGTGTCTGGAGGCACTAAAGCAGATGATAGAAAAGAACAATATGACGACATTGCGACTATGGACGATAAGGTTATTGTCGCCACTTATGGGGTTGCTGCTGTTGGTATCAACATTCCTCGTGTTTTTAATCTTGTGCTTATTGAGCCCGGTAAGAGCTTTGTTAGGGTCATCCAAAGTATCGGGCGTGGCATTCGCAAAGCGGAAGACAAAGACTTCGTCCAAATCTGGGACATAACCAGTACCTGCAAGTTTGCCAAAAGGCACTTAACAAAAAGAAAGCAATTTTACAAAGATGCTTCATATCCGTTTATCGTTGAAAAAACGGATTGGCAATCAAAGTAATTTAAAGGAGCATTAAAAATTTATATACTGACCCTAGAAAACCAAGCGTATGAGATGAATGAGATCCCCGATGAAGTTGAGGATCTACGTTTCGCTATATTAGATAACAGTGATCCAAAGAACCCAGACTACTTCTTTATTCCGTTGATCTTCTTAGAAAGTTTTAATAGCCCTGCGCTGGTATTAAATATTGGTGGCAACCTAGTTAAGATGCCTGTGGATTGGCAGATACTCATCGGTGAGCCAGACTTTGGTGACTTAGAAGTCATACCATTGACTAGTATTAACGATCGTGGATTCAGCGTGTTCTGTTTTAATCCTTTAGACAGTTTTAAACCAGAATTCCGCCCAATCGAGATCGTAGATATCTATCAAGACGTTAAATGGTATTTTCCAAAACTGCGCCCAGGACAGATGTTAGCGGTACCAATCAATGATGGCCCACATCCATTGTGTGCTTATTTTGTAAAAGATATCAGTCGTCAAAGCGAAGTAGTTGACTACGGTAAAATATGGTAAGAAAGGTATTAACTATGTGGAGACTTTGGGCTAAAGCCCTGGGACAGAAAGAAGGCATCACTGACAGTGAAGCAGACGTTGTTGCGGCATTTAGGACAGCAATAGTAGCATTATACATTATCACCAACCTGTTTATCATAGCAGGTATCTTGAGACATTGGAATGGGTAATCTAGTACCGGGCGGCACATATATATACGAAAGCCCTGACGGTGGACTAACTACCTATGCCCGCTTAGAAGGCACCAAAGATCGAGTAATGATCGGACAAAGCTGGCAGGCTCGAGAATTAGTTGAACAACGTATGTGGACGGACATATATAAGCATCGTAACCGTAATCGTGCTTTACAACATGCGGTGGAAGAATGTATAATTATATATAAGCTCTCAGAGGAATATAAAGATGTTTAATCCAAAAATGTTCAAACAGAAAAAGAAACGTGAAGTAGACCCAAATGCCCCACCGCGTCCAAACTTAATGAGTCATGATAAAACTATCCGCGAAGGCAGGATAGAATTTGATAGATTAAGAGATTTAGTTAATCAACAAGCAGATGAGATCGCCGCGTTAAAAAGCAAATATAGCAACATGCAATCTAGCGTAGACCGAATATTAAGTTATCTCAGCAAGGGATGGAATAAGAAGTGAGCAGTAGCTTAGAAATCAAATATGAAATGCAGGCATACGATCGTAAGGATCGTAGTTACTATGACAATTTCACTGATGACGATCGTAAGAAATTCTCAACATATCTAATGTTGAAATACGGTGCCAACGTCAGCGGTAATAAAGACCTACAAGCCTACTATCTAATGGCTACTAATGAACGTGTAAACAAACATTTCTTTGAACTAGGATCTAAGCATACCAAACTACAATGGTTAACCTGTACTAGCGTAAGTCCAGCAATGGGACCACAGTTCCATTATTGGCTTGCGGCAAAGAAAAAAGAGGGAGATAATAAAAGTCAAAAGTTCTTGGCCAAGTTATATCCTAATATGAAATCTGATGAAATAGACCTGATGGCAAAAATCAATGATAAACGAGATATTGCAGACATGGCACGAAACCTCGGACTTGATGACAAATCAATTAAAGCCGAGCTATAAGTGCCGATATTGTGAAAAAGAATTCCGCAAGGAGTCAAGTCTTGCAGTGCATCTCTGCGAAGAAAAACGACGTTGGCAGGAAGAAAAAGAAACTGGTGTGCAGTTTGGACTCCAGGCATATCTACGTTTCTATGAACTAACACAAGGCTCAGCTAAGATGAAGTCATATAGTGACTTTGTTGCTAGTCCTTACTATCGTGCGTTCGTCAAGTTTGGACGACACATGGTAGGTATCCGTGCTGTTAATCCAAAAATGTTTATTGATTGGGTGATTAAAGAAAATAAGAAACTTGACCATTGGACACACGAGCGAGTCTACTTAGAATATCTAAAACAGTATATGCGTAAAGAAGCAGTTCAAGATGCTCTTGAACGTGCTTTAAAGGAGATGCAGGATTATGCAGACGAACACGGAGAATTTAAAAATGGATTTAGTGATTATTTTAGGTTTGGCAATCCTAATCGCGTGTGTCATCACATCGCTAATGGTAGGGTTAGTCCTTGGATTGTTTTTA